GGGCGGATGTACCGGCCTCATCGTCCGCCGCCTTTCTTGATGACGGCGGTGATGTGGTTCGCAAGGCCGCCGGTGTCGGTGAGCGGGGTGCTGCTCATACTGGCTTTGCGGTGAGCCTGGGTATATGCGCTGATGGGGGTGGTGTCCACGCCCATGTTGCCCACCGTGTCTGTGACGGCCTGGCGGCCAAGGTTCTGCAGCAGCTCATCGACGGTGATCTCATTTTTGAACAGCTTCCCGATGAGGTCGCTCATGGCCAGGTCAAAGTCTGCTTTTCCCTCCTCATACCCGCGGCGGATATATGACCGCTCCGGGATGTGGATATACTTGGTGTCTTTTTTCAGGTGGATCCCGTTGTGATGGAGCCAGGCCCGCATTTTGGGGGTGACCTCGATGTCGTAGCCGTATTCGTGGACATAGGCGATCTTCATCATATCACTGTCACTGGAAACGGTCTGGCCGTGAAAATTCTCACCAGACTCCGCTTGGACGCCGACAACAATCTCGGCGCCGTCCAGCTCCTGGAGCTGGTTGAACAATCCGGAGAACATGCTGCTGTTGTCCATCAGGCTCCCTCCTTGTATGTTGCGATAATATCCAGCCAGCTCTGGCGCGGAGCTTTGTCAAACGTCCAGGAGACGTCCGCGATGGAAAAGGCGGCAAGGCCACCCGCGCCGTTGTCCATAAGGTCCAGCTCCATAACCGCGATCTGCCAGATAATGCCCTGCAGGTCGGAGGGTAGAAGCCACTCCGCCTTTGTTGTTTCATCAGCGTCCTTTGGCAGAATATAGCCGGCGGTATAATCCACCAGAAGGTACTCCTTGGACAGCACATGATCGGGAACCAGGCCGGTGGGATATCCTCTCCGGCTCCAGTCGCTGTCCCTGTAGGCAACGCCCACATGACCGTTTTTGCTGAACGAGTACGCCTTCGGATCCACCACCGTCCCGCTTTCCGTGTCTGTAATGCTGTGAATAACGCGGATGGGGTACTGCTCCAGCACCAGTTCCTGCAGGCCATCGCCCTTGGCGGTTTCTTGATAACGGGCCAAGCCGAAGCGGCGCCCGGCTGTCCGTTCAACCCATCCGGAGGCGTAGTTGATGAGCAGGGTCAAAAAAACATTATAGGATGTGTCGGCAGCCGGTATATTTTTCACTGCCTTGACAATCCCCACCGTGCTCATCGCATTGGGCGCCAGCTGAAGGAGTACCGGGTGGATGGTGTTCTCGTTCTTAGGCATGGGACGCCTCCTTTACTGCTCCTTGCCGCCGGCTTCCTTTTCCGCCAGGAGGTGGGCTTCGATCTTTTTGTATGCGCCGCCGGCGCTGGTGGTCTGGCCGAGGTCAATGTTCCGCTCCTTGGCGTAGGTGGCCAGCTGGTCAAAATCCTTTGTTTTCAGGTCAGCCAGCAGCAGGGTCAATTCATCCGGTGGGTCTGCGGGTTCCGGCTGCGGCGCCGTTGGAAAAGGCTTGAAGCTGTATTTGCGTATCATAGGGTGAACTTTCCTTTCCTTATATGTAAAGGGAGCAGGGCCGAACCGGCCCCGCCCGCAATCCTTTCAGCCTGCCGGGATTATTCCGGCGGGTTGAAGCTGTTGTCACCCAGGGCGACGGCAAAGGCCGCGCTCACGGTGCCGGTGTACTCCACATTGACCTTGACAAACTGCACACAGCCCACCAGGTCAATGTCCAAATTGAGCAGATCCCCGGCAGCCACCGGGATCTCCACAAACGTCTGGACCAGATTTCCCTTTTCGTTCCGTTTGACCTGGGTTTTGTCCAGGAAGTTGCGCTCATCCAGCACTGCTTCATAGGTTCCGCTGTCGGTGTCGCAATGGAGCACCGTGATTTTTGCCACAGTATCCGCATCGGCGGAATCTACCCGGATGCCCATAACCGCGGACAGGAAGCCCAAACGGTCAAATGCGCTCCCCTGGGTATGGGGAAACACTTTAGTGGTCTCTAAAAGTTGCCGTTTCATCTGTTTTCCTCCTTATGCCCGGCGGATTAGCCGAACACCTTCACGTTGGTGGCCACAATAAAACTCTCATCATGGCGCAGGCCGGTGTCAATGAACATATTTGCGCGTGTGGCGGTCTGGACGGACTGGAACAGATTCACGGAGCCGTTGTCGGTCTGCACCGTGGCCTCGTAGGAGGTCCGGGTGGTAAGCCCCATCTGTTCACCGACCAGCAGGTCGCTCCACAGACCGTAAATCATGATGGAAGTGCCGTTGTTGGCCGTGTCAATGAGGTTGGTGGTGCGGTAGGGTTTGCCATCCAGCATTCCGGTGTCCATCTCATCTTTCCAGATATACTTACCGTCAGAGGACTTCATCCGCTTCAGATAGGTCTCCACATCGGAGTTGAACGTCCAGCCGAACATGGTGCCGCGCACATTTTTCTTGCTGACCTTGCCGGTCAGGAACATGGGCAGGTCGGAAGTGGGGCGTCCCTGGGCGTTCGCCAGCTGGGCATCATTGATGGTGAGCAGGTTGACCTTTTCAACCTTTTTATTATGATAAACGCCGAGGGGTTCAAACTTTGTTCCTCTGGCCAGCAGCGCTCCATACTCCACGCCCTGCTTCATTTGTTCCAGAAGGTCATTGCCGAACAGGAGATCGCTGGCGTAGTCGGTGGACATCAGGAGCTCTTCGGTGGAAATGACCAGCCCATCCAGGCGTTTACTTGACATATGGAGCTGGCCGACCGTGCCCTGGCTGACCTTGATATTCCTAGCCTCACCCTGGAAGTGGGCGCGGGCGCCAGAGGTTACCTTGGGAATGCTTATATTGCCGTGGGGCATGGGTATTTTGCGGGCGCCCAGCTCAAAAACGACGGTTTCATTGTACAGAAGCTCAATGGCTTCATCCATGGTATCCTGGGGCACAAAGAATCCGCCTGAGCTGGGCTCGGAGACTGACATGCTTTTCAGCTCTCTGGCCAGCTGCTGGTCACCGTACATTTTGACGGCGGCATGGGCGGCGGCCTCCGGATCCCGGACCGGTACGCCGATGCCGCCGGGGAAAATATCCAGGCACTTGACGGAGCGGGCCAGTTTGACCAGCTTTTGTTCCCGTGTCAGCTTGGGCTTCTCCTGGGAACTTTTGGCGCCGGTATAAATACCGCTGTACTTGCGCTGGAAAGCCGGGGTGTTGGCTTTCTTTGTCTGGCGGGGTGCGCTTCCGGAAGCGGATTTTTTGGAACGAGCGGACCTGCCTGTAGCTCCGCTTTTGCGGCCGCCTGTGGTTTTCCTGCGCTTGGCCGCCTCTTCCTTGGCCTCATCATCCTCAATATATCCGTCATCGACCAGCTGCTGGATTTCCTCCGGAGCCAGTTCCTCGGCAATCTCCTCAGCCACTTCCACAATAGCTTCGGCAACTTCCTCCTCGGTGGCCGGGGTTAATTCCTCGCCGGCAGCCTTACGGGCCTTGCGCCGCTTGACCATTTCGTCCACCACCTCGCCGGTATCCAGGCCGGCGTCAATGACGGCGGCGGCCAGGGCGTTGCCATCCTCCTCCAGCTGGTCAGCGGCCAGGTCGGCGGCGTTGTCCAGAAGCTCTTCCAGCTGCTCCGGATCGTCAACGCCGGCGGCATCCAGTGTGGCGCCGTCAATCTTCACGCCCTCCTGGCCGTCTAGGCGGTCCTCAATTTCCTCCAGCTTCTTTTTAATGGGCTCCATAACCTCGGAGACGGCATCCGCCACAGCGGTTGCCACCTGTTCAGGGCCTACACCGGGAGTGGTGTTTTTACGGCCTTTTCTGCGTCTTGGCATAGTGTTAAATCCTCCTATTATCTGAATTTAGGGTTTCAGCCGATCCGCCCGTTTTCGTCTCCTGTGGCGGTCCGGTACGCTTTTGAGCTCGGCTCGTAGGGTATATGTTAAAGGCGGGGCAGCCTTGGAGCCGGCCTGTGCTTCAGCTGGGTTTTCCGCCTGGGCGCGGATAGCGGCGGCGGCCTTTTCCAGTGTTTCGGCCAGCGCCAGGAGTTCCGCCGGATTTCCCGCCGCTTTGACCAGGCTTTTCACGTCCAGGATTTTTGCCTGGTCATTAGCGGCCCAGGTAACAACAGAGACCTCCAGCAGCTCCAGCTCGGTCAGGTGCCGGATGTGTTGGGCGTCGGAGTAGGAATCATGGGTGATATATCCGATGGAGAGCTCGTTGAGAACATCGTCCCGCAGCAGGGTCAGAACGTCCTTTCCCATGGAGGTGTCGCTGATTTTTGCAACAATGTACAGGCCGACATCATCCTCGTACATTTCCAGCGGCTTGCCGATGGGCAGCCACTCGTCATTGTGCAGCACCAGGATTTTGACGCGGCTCCAGTCGCCGGCCAGGAATTTGGAAAAGGCGCCCGGCTCTATAATGTCATCGTCTGAGTCCACATTACCGAACACGGCGCCGTGGCCCTCAAAGGTGCCTTTTTCCGAGTCGTACTTACAGCTCTGCATCCGGAATCGCTTGGTTTCCATTTTCGCTCTTGTCTGTGTAGGCATACGCTTCACCTCCTTTCCGTCCGGCCCGGCCCCTTGCGCATCCAACACCTATCTGTCTTTTAATCTGTATACAGTCACCCAGGGCGGCGCGGCGCGGTCTGGCTACCCGCAGAGGACCGGTACTCTTGGCCGGGCGTTCCCGGACGGGGAGTGTCCAGCACCGACACTTCATTGTCTCCTCGGCGCTGCCATTGGGGTCACGGGGGTACAGCAGGCCGTTGGAGAAAGGTTCTCCCACCTGCCGGACCTCGCCGTTCATCCGCTTATGGCTTGGCCGAACATCACCGTCCCCCCGTGTCACCCACTTGTGCCGCTGAGTACCGCCATCCTGCATAGCGTCAAAGTTTGCCGCTGACAGGGAATTGTAGGTTTCCTGTTGGGCAATGAGGTGGGCGCGGTATTTGCCCAGGTCCGCGCTGGCGCCGATCTTCTCTGCCAGATCGTCAATACCCACGCCATCCCGCAGA